ATCTGTTGTAGTATTAGTAATGTAGTCAACACACTGAGTAACATTAACTAAAAAAGTTTTATTACTCGTATGTTCAAAGTCTGGTTTTTCGTATGTAATTTCTGGTGTGCCTGCTTGAACAGCAGTAGCACTTTTGTAAAAGTAAACGGTACCAACTACGGCACCGATTACAATTACAGCGGATAAGGTGTTTAAGACTACCTTAAAGTCGTGCCATTTACTGACCATTTCCTGACCTAACAACTAGATAATCATAACTCTCTATGATTTGTTCTGGCTTTTCACCGTATTCTGACCAAGTGCCAATCTTTATTGGTTTGTTTCTTTTCTGAAAAAACATAATACGAGGGTCTTTTTGAAGTTTTTGCATCTTCTTAAAGATTTTCTCTGATTGTTTTTCAGTGTAGTTATTTAGAATATCAGTTTGCCAGCTACCTGTGTAGTAGGTCATTTTAGGCTTGCCACTCTCGGCAAACTCCATAATCTTATCAGGAATCCTATTAATGATTTCTTTTAAGTGGTGGTCTAGTTCTTTACATTGTCCCATAATATACTCTCTCTTTTAGTTGTTTATAAATCTGCAATTTTGAATTTCTTGATTACATTTTTAGTTGGTATAACTGTTGTGTTACCACCATCTGCCAAGTCACCATTCTCTTCATAATTGTAGTCACTCATCAACACATGCACCTTTTTATCTGATTTGACCAACCAACCGGTTGATACACAAATAGCAGGTTTCATGTTTTGAATTTCTTTCATTGTTTTCCAACCAGCGTCTGATTGAATATCCTCCCAATACACCAAATAGAAATCATATGTAAATGGTATTTCAGGTACATCATCTCTGAATTTTCGTGATTGTTTTTTAGCCACTTATTTCCTTTTTGTACATCTCGTCTGCTTTCATCTGTAACTCTTTAGCAATACTTTCAAGTATAACAGGTAAGTTTTTTTCTAAAACATCTGTCATCTCTAAAGAAAATTTATACGCCAATTTGGCCATCTCTGCCTCTAATACTGACATATCAACACCATTACCACTTATGTTTTCTTTAATAACATGAGCGACAACAGCCGTATTATACTCGTCTGCTTGTACTGATTTAGAAATTGCGTTCAAACCAAACCACAAAACTAAACAAATAAAGATTATTTTTTTCATAATATATCCTTTCTCATTATTTATGGATACATTATACACTAAAACGGACATAGAGTCAAGCACTTTTTTACTATATTTGGCGCTTTTTTTAGTCTTTTTGTGCTTTTTTTGATGGCTGCGACAGTATTGTCACTACTCCGGTCGTACAAACTTGTCATTCCAACCAAATGCCTCTTTGACAACTGATTCGGTAAGACCTTTATACATCTTATTCAATGATTTGTTCTTCATGCCTAACAAGACTTGTGCCTCGTCTGTGTGAAGACCCTCTAACATTTGAATAAACATTTTTTCTTTTTGTACTTTATTAGTAGCATTATCAGCGCCTTTTACGAAATGCCATAGTCTTTTAGATTCGTTTCTTAATAGACCATGTTCAGTTCCAATTGGAGCTTCGTTTGCCATGTATGGTGGTTCACCCTCTGGTAAATCCCATGCAATATTAGGGTCAAATGCTCCCTTTAATACTTGTTTAAGAGGTGCGGATTCGTGTTCTCTCAACACTTGAATTTTTTTAGGTTTGTCTTTTGCGTTATTAACTTTTTTTAGAATTTCAGACATTAGTTCTACTGTCTGTCCCATACCAGATGTGCCTTGATTATTTTTCATAGCAGCTGGGCTCATTACATGTGGGTGTCTTGCTTGTTCGGCCATAATTTTCTCCTTCAATTATATTATGTATTCGTATTATTATTTATCCATCAGAATACCATATAAAAAAGGCAGGCGCCGAAGCGCCTACCCTCAATTTCGATAAGATTATGCTCTTGCGTAACCTTGTGTACCGAATAAAGCAGTTTGACCAGCTGCGATAACAGCTTTTGATGGTGTTCCTACTCTGTAAGATACTCCAGCAGATGTTCTATTTTCATAAATCATCATACCTTCATTTCTCAATTTACCCACCATTTGTGCTGGCGATTTAAGGTCAAATGTGTTTCTTAGTGATTTCCAAGTTACAGTATTGCCTTTTGAAAAAAGGTTTCTTACCTTTTCAGTTTTTGATAGTTTAGCTTTTGCCATTGTGTTTGTCTCCTTCGACTTTTTATTGAAAAAATTAAACATAATTGTTCAACTCTCCTTTCATATTTGAGTTTAATGTACTCCTACAATTGCCAAGCAAAGCGTACTTTAGTAGTTTGATTGGCGAATTCTTATTTGTCATTATCTGGTTCAAAGTCAGGTGTAAAATGTATATCTGCCATATCAGCTAAATCTCTAACTTCGTCCTCTATGTCTTTTGAAAATGGTTTATGTGGTTTATGTTTTACATCTAACACTTTAGAATAATCTAGTCTAGCCGATTTACTTTTACCACTTGTGTTTAATGTAACCAATTTGTCTGTTAATTTCTGTGCTGGATGTGGTTTATTAAAGTCACGGTAAACCAGACCTCTAATTGTGTCTATTACAAGTGCCAAGTCTGCCGTAAATGCCAGTTGATTAGTTTTAATACCCATAGTTACAAACTTATCTAATAATTGATATGCAATATCATCAACATTTCCTTCTACAAATTCTTTAGTCTGTTCTTCGACTAAACGAGCATGTTCTTTCGGGTCAACTGGATGCTTAACTGTTTCTTTATTAGCAATTTTGTCCGTAGGAAATAAAATAACATTATCACTCACTAATGACTTCTCCCTTGAAGTTTACTTTACCTTTATCGGCATAGTATTCAATTAATTGATTATAACCACCAACCAACTCACCATCAATTTTAATCTGAGGCATAGTTCTAACAGGTTTACCAATGTCTTCTAACATTGCTTCTGGCGATTCAAAAGATTCCATTTTCTTTTCTTCGTATTCAAGGCCAAGTGTTTTCAACAAGTGTTTGGCCTTGTTACAAAATGTACAATTGTTTTTACTATAAACTATTATCGACATTTTTAGTTTCTTTCTTTAGATTATCCCATGTTTTCTTACTCTCATCATTTAGATTGTAAGCGTCAACAGCTTGTTCAACGGTGTAGTTATACATTTTGTTAAACTTGCCAAGAGGTAATCTCATACCAATCCATGTTCTATAGTAACCATTTTTTGTCATAGTTACATCTTGAGCAAAGATTTCATAACCTCTCACGGTTGTTTGTGTAATTGTATTCACTATAGCACTTTCGACTTCGGTCACTACAGTTTTAGTTTCTGTTTTACCAAGTTCTTTAATGAATTGTTTTGATTCTTTATTCATTTGACCCTTGATAATGTCTGCCAATTCTGATTTAGCCATCATTTTAGCTTTCTCAATTGACAATTGTAAATCTGGAGAAACAGATGTTGCAACACCATAGATACAAACTTTATCATTATCTTCACTTGTCCACATAGAAGTGTCGCAAGCTTTAGACTCATTAATATTAGCCATGTACCATGAAGGCACTTTGTCAACAGCAGTACCACTCTCAGATTTTATCTTATAGGTACTATTCATACTAGAACAGGCACTAAGACCTACAATAGCTACTAGAGCACCTAACTTCATTATATTATTTTTCATCATAATTTATCACTTTCCCTTACATTATATATTAACTCTTGTAGAAAGTCAAGCGTGGATTGAACATATGTCCAAGCGTCTTCACTAGATACATCATAAAGTATCACCAATACAAGAGCAACAATGATTAAATTTCTAATCATTATTTCACCTCCCATTCACCATTAGTATCCAAACATACTTTTCCTGGTGTTTTAAAAGCATGTCCTGACCGACTATAATGTCGGCAGTATTCTGGTGTGTTCACATCAACATAATAAAATTGAGAAAATAATTCCCAATAACTAGGACCGTCATAAGCTTTACGACCATCACTACACTCCAAAATTTCTTCTTTGGTGATAACATCACCAACTTGTTTAATTTCAACCTTAACAAAACAATACTGTCCATCTACTTTGTCAGGTTTAATTGATATAATCTCTGACCTTAAAATCTTTTCACCGCCAACTGCAATACCTGATAATAATAAAAACAGTATCAGTACAAATGACCATGTCATATATCTTCTAAATCTTAGTCTAGGATCCATCATATTTTTTTAACTCTTCTATACTTTGTCTTGTATTATACATGTCTTCTTCTAATTTGGCAATGGTGGATTGATTACTAGTAATTTCAAGTTCCTCTTGACTTTCTTTAAGTTCGTTCTCTAATTGTTCTATTCTTTCTTTATATCTATCTGACATGTGGCTTCTCAATCCATTGACCGTCTGGTAGTTGACAAGCAGTACCAAATACTACCTCTCTTTTAACGCCTCCGATACCAACCAATGGCCAACTACTTGTGATATCTACTGTTGCGTCATAATCTTTACATTTAATAGGTCCTTGTGTGTATGACCTTGTAACATGAATAATGCCTGAGTTACCTGTTTTACCATTGTACCAATTTGTGTAACTAGAACCTGTACCACTTGTATTCAAATGGTCTACAAACACAGCATTGTGTACATCATAATCTGACTTATACATTAATTCAGCACCTGCAAATCCTCCCATTAAAGCACATGCACCTGTAACATAGGGGTCTGAAACACCTAATGATAAACAACCTGCAACTGCACTACCGCTACCTGCAACAGCACCAACATGAGTTCTATTAATACTAGAACAATTACTTAGTGCCGGTAATAATAGTCCTAAGAATACTAAATGTAGGATTCCACTTTTTTTCATTTTGTCCATTGTTCGTTGAGCAAGCTGTCATGGTCAATACCAGAATAGTCGCCATAATTATCTTTATCTTCATTTTCATTATAGTTTGATTTGTCAGCTGACACTAATAAACAATCTGCTTGAATAGTATCAATTAAGTTTTGTACTTTATGGTCTCTATCAGGCGTCTTAGGGTTGTTATACTTTAATACCCTAAGTTCATCTGACATCTTTTTAATTGTATCTATCTTATTACAAAAATCACTAATCTTGTGTAACATTATTTTTCACTTTGTTAAATAGATTTTTAATCTTTAACCAATTCTTAGCATTTTGTTCTTTACCTTTTTGCCAAGAAGCCTTTTGAAACTCTTTGGTATCTGTCCATTCTTTAACAATATAGTTTTTTACTTTTGTATCAATTGTTTCATCACTCTTTGCCATTGTCATAGTCATTAAAACTGCAATGGTTATCATCATCATTGTTTTCATATTATACTTTTCTCCCTGCTGTTTTAAGGTCGCTTTTATTTACCACCATATAAGGACCTTTGTTATATGCTGGTACGATAGTAAAGTTTTTACTTGCTTCTATCTTCCAAGAGTTGTCAGGTTTTGTACCACCTTCAACAATCTTATTAGAACATTGTGGACCTGTATTTGATATAGTTCTCTCTGCTATATTAATACCATAATTACCACTACTTGTCAATTGTATATTGCCATTGTCATCTACATTAAAACCTTTTGACTTTAACCACTTAATGTGTTTAGTCAAAGCAAGTTGATATGCTCTCGTAGGCTTCTTATTCTTTGCCTTACGAATTGCACCACTAGATTGATTTGTGTAGATAATAGCCATTAATCTGCACTCGCAATTTCAGGTTTGTTTTTCTCTGCCATTACTTCAGCATATGATTTACCAAAACCTACTTTGTAGAAGTAGTCAATTGGACTTGGTGCCTGATAACCAAGTAATAAGTTAGAGAAGTTAATAGCAACACCCTCATAATATTGAGGTTTATTCTTTTTTAACTCAATGTGGTCTTTAAAGAATTGAATACGATTGTCGTATATCTCTTTCTTGCCTTTAGTGTCTTTAGATTTAGCTACTGAAAATTCAGCATTTAGTGTTTCTTTCGAATAGAAAGCCATAATATAATCCTTTTGTTAGTTATTAGTCTTAATTGTATCACAATTGCCTACAAATGGCAACCCATAAAAAAAGCACATTTTTACTCGCCTTTTTTACTTTCTTCGTCTAACCACTTCTCAAATTCATTCACTTTTTTTAAATTATGAGCAATAGTTACATCACAAGCTTTGATTGATTCGTCTATTGC